GGCTTGGCGCTGATGGCCTGCATCGTGCGGACGTTCAATGGCCAGACGCTGGATTTTCCGAAAGACAAAAAGGAATTGCGGGCGCGGGTGCGTTTGCTGGGCTGGCCAGGCATGGAAGCCGCCGGCGCCGCGCTGAAACAGGCCGGCAATGCGGCGGAGGCTGACGAGGACGAATGAGCAAGGTCCGGCTACAATCCATGTTGGATGCCGTGGAATTGGCGATGGCGGGGATTGGGCTGGGATATCGGGAAGCGGCGGAATTGACCGATGAGCGGCGCGAAACGCTGCTGGATGCGGTGCGCGAGATCAAGGCGCGCGACCGCCAGGAATTGATTGCGGCGATTGGCAAGGCGATGGGCGGGTGAGGACATTCCGGTCCTGCGCGGCGTTTGCGGCGTTTTTGCGCGTTGACGCGCCAGCGCGCATTGCCGCGGGCAAGGCCAAGGGATTGACCGAAGCGGGCGCGATGATCGCCAAGGAAATGCGCGGCGAGCTGGGCACGTACCAGAGCGGCGATGCGGGGTTTGAGGATTGGGCGCCGCTGGCGGCCGGAACGCTGTTCGGGTTTGGCCCGTTGCCGGGCAAGATTGCGGACGGCCATGCCACGGCGGAACATCACAACCCGCTGATGGCGACGGGGAGGTTGCGCGACAGCATCGGCGTGAAGGTGGACGGCGATGCGGCCGCCATCGGATCTGATGACCCGGTGGCGGTGTACCAGAACGAGGGCACGGATGAACGCGGTGTTCCGTTCAAGCCCGGTGAGAAAGTGGCGCCCGGGATACCGGGGCGGGAATTTGTGGGCCGAGCCGGGTTTCGCAAAGCGCCGGAAGCGGCTGAGGCGATTGGCGCGGCGGTGGTGAGGGAGTTGATAAAATGATCGACGCCTTCGCCATTGGCGTGTCGCTGCAACTGAATGACGCCATTACGGGCCAGCTTGCCGGTGTGGCCAGCCAGTTTGAACAGTTGCAGCAGCAGATTGATGGGTTGAACGCCTCGCTCAAGACCGTGGGCGGCAGCGTGGCGGGGATGGCGAAAGCGTCCAGCAGCATGGCGGCAAGCTGGAAGGCGGCGGCGGCGGCGGCGCAGCAGATGGCGGCGGCGGCCGCCGGGATGCGGATGCCAGCCGCGCCCAGTTTGCCCGGCGATGGCGGTGGCGGCGCAATGCCGCCGGCGGGCGGCGGCTGGAGCGGCATGGTTTTGCCGCCCGGTGGAAATACGCCGAACAGCCCCGGCTATTACCCGGCCGAGCCGAGCTCACTGGTGCCGTTGCCTGGCCAAGGACCGGCGGGGTATCAAGGCTGGGGATGGTCCGGCAATAATGGCTATTCCCCCCCCGGTGAACCGCCCCGCCCGGCCGGCACCGCGATGATTGCGGCCCCGCCCGGCGGCGGCGGCGGAGGCGATGGACCGCCGAATTTCACGATGCCGAACGGTGCGCCGGACCAGCCATTCAACGCGGCGGGGCCGGTTTCGCTAGGGCCGAACAAGCCGGGCGGCGTTGATTTGTTCAGCGCGTATTACGGCATCAAATTGGGTGCTGACATCGCCAGCGCCACGTTCAAAGCGCCGTTTGATGCCGCCGCGACGGTTGACCAGAAAATCGGCATTATGAAAAACGCCGGGATTTCGGCAAGCGATGCCAACGCGGCTTATCAAGCCGCCGTGAACATGGAAGGGCAAAAACAGTATTCGACGCTGAGCGTGAATGATCTGCTGACGATTTTGGCCGGCAACCTGGCGCAGACGCATAATTTGTCAGAAACCGAATCTATGATGCCGACGCTCGCCAATGCGGCCACGGTGCTTTCAGGCATGGGTGTTGGCGATGCCGCGTCCCAAATTGTGGCGCTGACCAGGGCTGGCGATCTGAGCGGCATGTTCAACCAGAAGAACGCAGACGGCTCGGTCAACACGGCGCCGTTTCAAAACTTCGTCAAAACCTTCATGTCGGTTGAGCAAGCGGCGGGGCCGCTGGGTGATTCGATTTCACCTGAGCAGATTTTGCTGCTTTATCAGAACATGGGCGTGGCCGGGCAGACGCTATCGCCCGAAGGCCAAGCCAATGCGATGATCATGGCGCTGACGCTGGGCCAGTTGAAAGCCGGTACGGGTTTCGGCCAAGTTTTCAAGGAATTGGTTGGCGGCAAAATGCCGGAAGGGGTCGAGGACCAGCTTTCCAAGGCCGGACTTATCACGACCAAAGGTGCCGTGAGGCATGGCCAATATGTCACGTTGGCGCCGGATGCTTTGAAAGACGAAAGCCTGTTGCTGAGCGACCCGGTGCAATGGTTCGCGACCGTGTTTGCGCCGCAACTTGAGAAGATGAATCCCGGCGACCGCGCATCGCTAATTGGCGACATCTATAAAACGACATCGACCCAACAGGGGGCGAGGGTGGCGCTAGATGCGGTGTTCAACGCGCCGACGATCAAGCGGTTGCTGGATTACTCTTTGAGTGTGCCGGACCTGCAAACGGCGGCAACAAACCTAATAAACACACCAGCCGGGACCGCCGCCGGCGCAAAGAACGCCAGCAACGCACTTTTGGTCACGCTGAGCAACGACACGATGTCCGTTTTGTTGCCCGCGCTGGGGATTTATCGTGTCGCGGTCAATAAAATCACTCAGCAGGCGCAGCAGAATCCAGAAGCGACCGGTTTTGCGGTTTTGGACACCAGCGTTTTGGTTGGTCTGAAAGTGCTGAAAGAGATCGGAGCTTATGCGGCAAAATGGATGCCCGGCGCGCGGGTTGTAGGGGCGGCGGCCGGAACCGGATTGGAGATCGCCACGGGTCCCGTTGGCGAGACAATTTTGGTGGCGCAGATTGTCACGGCGGTGGCCAAACAGTTGGCGAATGCATTGACCAATGCCGGTTTAGACGGATCAGACGTTGCTGGTGGGGGTGTTCCGCCGGGCCATTCGCCGCAAAAACCGCTTTATATCAAATCGGTGGATAAACCGGCCGCACCAGGACCGACGATGCCCTCGGGGCCGACCACGCCGCCGGCATCCACGTCCCTGCCTAACCCTGGGAAGCCATTGCCCCGATGAGCGGCGTTCTTTCAGCGATCAAAGCCGCCGGGCAGTTGTTCGGCGGCTATGGCACCGTCACGCTTGGTCCGGTGAAATTCACCGGGCTGGGCCTGCCGGAAAGCCTGCCGATCGGCGGCTCTCAGGCGCTCACGGTTCATAAGCTGCCCGGCGGTGCGCGCATTGTGGACGCGATGGGCCAGGACGATGCGGATATCTCGTGGTCCTTCATTCTGGACCAGCAAGACGCCAGCACGACAGCGCGAACGCTGGACAAATTGCGCCGCAGCGGGACTGTCATCACGCTCGCTTGGGACGTGTTCAGCTATCAGGTGGTGGTGAAGGAATTCCGGTGCGACACGCGATTTGTGCCGCCGATGAAATGCCAGATCACGTGCTTGGTGGTGCAGGACAACACGTTGGTGAGCGGGACGACGCTGACCTCGATGGCCCTGCAAGTGGTCCAGGATATTTCGACCGGGAATGTGGTGGGCGCGCTGGGCGCGGTGAGCCAGGGCATCGTGGCGGGACCGCTGGCGAGCGCCGCCAGCGCCGTGGGGGCGACGGGGGCGACCACCTTTGCCAGTTCCGCCTACAACGCCGCTGTGGGCGCTGTGAATACTGCAGCGGGCGCGATTTCCGACGCCACCACCGCGGCCAACGGGTTGCTGGCACCGCTGGGTGTTTCGCTCGGGTCGATCAGCCAGGCGGCGGGGACCGGGTTGAGCGCTTTGGGTGTGGCCGGGCAACTGAGCGATGCGGTTTCAGCGGCGGGCGATCTCGCGAATTTGAGCGTGATGCAAGGCTATGTCGGCCGGACGGTGCAGAATTTGGCCAAGGCGAGTTCCTGATGACACAGACGATCAGCGTGACGGGAACCGATTGTTTTGCCCTGGCGGCGCAGTATTTGGGCGATGCGACGGAATTCTACCGGATCATGGCGCAAAACGATCTGACGGACCCGCTGATCCTGGGCGAGCCGGTGCAGATTGTGATTCCGGACGTTGACGACACGCCGACCGGCGGGGTGCCGACGCAGTGAGCGGGAGCGTGCACACGCCGCGCTACCGGGTGACGTTGAACGGCGCGGTGCTGGCGGGGGTGCAAAAGATCAGCATCACCCCGGCCTATATTTTTCAGGTGGCGAAATTTTCGATCACCAAGGTGTTTGTGGCAAACGATCCGTATCCCCCGAGTTATTGGGCGGCGACGGGCAACAAGACGTTGCTGATCGGCCTTGAGGTTTCCACCGATGGAAAGTCTTTCACCACCATCATCAGCGGCAATGTGGACAGCCATTCATGGGATTGGGTTGCCAACACGCTGACGGCGGTGGGGCGCGATTTGGGCGCGGCGTTTCTGGATACCAGAACGGTGGGCACATACCGCAACCAATCCGCCGCGCAGATTGCCACGACCCTGGCGCAAAGCCATGGGTTGAAGATCAACGCCACGGCGACCGGGCCGCTGGTGGGGCGCACATACGATATCGACTTTGACAAAACGGCCGGCGGCGACTTTGCGGATTCGACCAATGAGTGGGATTTGCTGTGCAGGCTGGGCAACCAGCAGGGGATTATCCCCTACATGCAAGGCGACACGCTGTATTTCAACCCGCCACCCACCACGCCGCCGGTTTATGTCCTGACGCTTTCCCGCACCGCCCATGGCGCGGTGGCGAGCGTTGAGGGTGTGCAGTTCGAGCGGCACCTGACGGTGGCGCGCGATGTGATTGTGACCGTGCAAAGCTGGAACAGCCGCAAAAAGCGGACGTTTTCGGCGACGTATCGGGTGACGACCAAGGATGCCAGCGCGGGCGGCGGGACGCCGCCCCACCCGGTGCATTATTACCAGCGGACGCCGAACCTGACGCAGGCGCAATGCCAAGCCATCGCCCAGCAAAAGGCGCTCGACATTTCGACGCATGAGCGGAACGTGACGATCAAGGCCCCAAGCCTGGTGGTGTTGACGCCGCTGCATGTGGTTCAGGTTTCGGGAACTGGAACCGATTACGACATGACGTATTACCCGCAGACGATCACCTATGAGATTGATTTCGAGGGCGGGGCGACGACGAGCATTCAGGCGAAGTTTTCATCCGCCGCGTATCTGTATGACGAGGATACCGGCCAGATTGTAGGCGAACAGGCGTGACATTTTCCGACGCGCAGCGCAATGAAATCATCGCGCTGGTTCAGCAATTCGGCGCCAACCGGCGCGGGATTGTGACCAGCTACCAGCCGCAGCCGCCGATGGCGAAAGTGACGTTGCAGCCGGAAGGGATTGAGACAGGATGGTTGCCGGTGCTCACCCAATGGGTGGGCAACGGCTGGGGCATGATTGCGCCGTTGCAGGCCGGGGACCAAGTCAAGCTGACGTGCGAGGAAGCGGACGGGCAAAACTATGCGATTGCGGGCCGTTACTATTCGGAAGCCGATGCGGCGCCAGAGGGCGCGGGGCCGGGTGAGTTGTGGTTGGTGCATGAGACTGGCGCGACATTTGCGTTGAAGGCCGATGGGTCGATCTCCTTGATCACTGCCACGCTCAACATCGAAGCGCCCGGCGGCGGCAATGCCACGGTAAACCTTACCGGGTCATTGAACGTGTCTGTTGAAACCACGACGGCCGGCAAAGCATTTACGCCGCACACGCATCCTTACGTCCCGGGATCGGGAAGCGAAACCGAAACCGGGCCACCGCAGGGGTAACACATGGGCGATTTTTCGCATAATTTTGGGTCCGATTTCGACCTGAATGCTTCCGGCGATTTGCTTTATGTGACCGGCGATGCCGAGGCCCAGCAGCACATCATCAAGCGGTTGTTGACGGCGGCGGGCGCATATATCTGGCGGCTGGATTATGGGGCGGGGCTTGGGCAGTTTGTCGGCCAGCCGGCAAATGCGACGGCCATTGTGAACGTGATCCGCAGCCAGATTTTTCAGGAAGCCACGGTGGCCCAAGTGCCGGAGCCGGTGGTGACGATCAACGTCAACCCAAACGACACCGTGGGCGTGACGATCAATTATTACGACGCGGTATCCGGTGCCGCGAGCGTTCTTTCCTTCTCGCTGGGGTCCTGACATGCAGCTTTCGCTTCTCACGCGGGACCAAGTGCTGGCCAACATGGTGGCATCGGTGCAGAGCGCCGCTTCTGCCGCGGGGTTCACGCTATCTTTGAACGAAGGGTCCGGCATTCTGGCGGTGCTGGACGGCATTGCTGGGATGTATCTCTGGCTTCAATGGCTGGCGGTGCAAGTGCTGGGGACGGCCAGGTTGACCACCAGCTATGGTGCCGATGTGGATTCGTTTTGCGGGGATGATTTCGGGTGTCTTCGATTGCCCGGCGCGGCGGCCAGCGGGGTGGCGACATTCGCGCGGTATGTGAGCACGAGCTCGGCGGTGATCCCGGTTGGCACGGTGGCAAAAACCACCGATGGGACGCAGAGTTTCGCGGTGGTGGCGGATTCGACAAATGCCGCGTGGCAGGGGACCAACGGCACGTATCCCAGCGGATATTTCATGATCGCGGCAGGCGTGTCGAGCGTGAATTTGACCGTGCAGAACCTGGTGGTGGGGACGGCCGGCAACATCCTGGCCAATGCGCTGGGGTTGGTGGCGAGCGCGCTGCCGGGCGTGGATACCGTGACCAATGCGGCGGCGTTCACCAACGGGCTGAACGCCGAGAGCGATGCGGCCTATAAGTCGCGGTTTGGTTTGTTTCTGGCGGCGCTGGCCCGCGGGACGGTGACGGCGGTCGAAAGCGCGGCGCTGGGAGTCCAACAGAATTTGACTTGTGCCGTGCTGTCTAACCAAGCGGCGATTGGCGGCAGCGCGGTGCCGGGCAGCTTTGTGGTGGCCGTGGACGATGGCAGCGGCGCCACGCCAAGCGAGACGATCACGGCTGTGGCTAATGCGGTTGACGCGGTGCGGCCGGTGGGTAGCACGGCTTACGTGCTGCAAGCGACGGTGATTGATGCGGTGGTGGTGCTGACGCTGACATGCGCCACCACAGCGTTGCACACCCAAGCGGTGGCAGCGGTGCAAGCGGCGGTCACCGCCTATATCGCGGCGTTGCCGGTGGCGACCGGCAGCAATAATGCAAGTTTTCCGTATTGGCGCATCGGTCAACTGGCTTTTGACGCAAGCCCGCTTGTGCAGACTGTGACGGCGGTGACGCTGAATGGTGGCACGGTGGATATTGGCGGAACCCCCGGCACGGTGGTCCGCGTTGGCAGTGTGAGCGTAAACTGATGATTTTCGCACACGACTGGTATCCGGCAAACACGGCGATTTTTGGGGTTTGCCATCCCGCGCCGCGGCAGGACATTGAGGAGGCCGAGGAAGCGTGCGTGTGGGTGCATCGGTTCGTGCCGGTGCCCATGGGCGTGCATATTACCGGGCCTGGATGCTTCTGCGCGCCGGTTTGGCGGCGCAGGTGCGAGGTGGAGTCCTCGGCCTTCAAATACGAGGCAACCACGCTGCGAAACGGGTATCACTGATGGCGACGGGTGACCAAAGCGATTTTGCGGCCCGGTTGCTTAGGGTGATGCCGGGCGGGTGGTTTCCGACCGTGGCCCCTGTGCTGACCGCGATTTTGCAAGCGCCGGCGTATGCGCTGAGTGTGGTGTTCGGCGATTTGACGTTCGCGCAAGCCCAGCAACGGGTTAGCACGGCGCAGGGCGCGTGGCTGGATATCGCCAGCCAGGATTTTTTTGGGTCAGATCTGCCCCGGCTGGAATACGAGCAGGACCCCGCCTTTGCCGCGCGGATCAAGTTTAACTTGACGGCGCCGCGCGGGACCCGCGCCGGGCTGGCGGCGATGCTGACGCAGTTGACCGGCACCGAGCCGACAATTTTTGAGCCAGCCAGGCCGGGAGATACCGGGGGCTGGGGAACAATGATGAACCCGGCGGTGGGCGGCGGGGCGGGGTGGGGTAGCAACATCAGTTCAGGTTTCAACGGCACCACGGAGCGTTGGGGAAGCCTTCTGCTGCCATATCAGTTTTTCGTCACCGTGCAATTTCCGCAGACGGGGTTTTTGGCCTTTGCCAATCAGGCCGGTTTTGGCACGGGAAGCAACGCCGAGGCGGGCGGCGGATCGGGCTGGGGCAGTTTGATCAGCAGCGGGTTCAACACCGGCAATCTGGCCTGGATTGATCCCGACGATGTGGCTGGCGCGATCACCCAGGCGTTCATCTACCAACAAATCGCCGCCTGGATTCCGGTGGGCACCATTGCCTGGACATACATCAATTAAAAGAGGTTTTTCATGGATCGTGTTATTGCCTATCCCGGCGAAATTCCGCTGGTTGAGACGATGTTATCAGCGTTCAAAAACGCGATGGTCAACGATGGGTTTGTGGCTGTTTCGGCGTTTGGATTTACCCCGTTGCTGGTGGGTTTTCCAATAACCCCGCTGTCCAACACCGCTGTTTCCGGCTCGGCGTTTGCGGTGCAAATTGGCGTGGGGTGGATCGGCTCATACCAAACCACGGACCAGAATGCTTACGGTGTTTTGGGCACGGATAGCGGCCAAACGATGAAGTTTGGTGTTGGCCAAGCGACTTTGGGGATTTGCAATACCGCGCCGCCAATCACCGGCCAATCCATCAATTATTTGATTTATGTGGGGTTTTCGGAAACAGACTCCGGTTCAACGGTGCTGCCGTATTACAATGCGGCAGACCCGGCGATGACCTATGCCGGCCCAGCCAATAGCGGGGAGGCGCAAAACACGACGCGGATTCAGCGTGCGGTGTTCGGTGTGGTGGCCGGCACGGCGGCGACCACGGGCACGCAGACAACGCCCGCCTGCCCGAGCGGGTATGTGCCGTTGGCGGTGGTGACGGTGAATAACGGCGACAGCGCGGCGGTGAGCGGGCAGATTTCCACGCCGGTTAATGCGCCGTTTTCCTTGGCGCAGAAGCCGTTTTTTGAAGTCTATCTGCCATCTGCCCTCACCACCGTGAATGGCAACAGCACGTTCGTTGCTTCGCAATCCGTGACATTCCCATCCTTTGCGCCCACGCGCGGGTTTCGTGTAAAGGTCCACGGCATTTTGAATGGCCAGAACGTGGCGGCCGGCGCCAATAATTTCCAGTTGACGTGCAGCGACGGCACCAACACCAAAACCGGCGCGACGAAATATATGGCCGTGGGATCAGCCGGCCAGCCGATTGGTTTGGAATCCGTGTTTTATTTTCCAACGGTTTACACGCCGGGATCAACCGTCACGTTCACGTTGAATATTGTGGCGGGCAGCGGCGGCATGAATATGTCCGCTGGAACGGGCCAGCCGGTTATGGAAATTGAAATGACCGCAGCATAAGGAGTACGTGGCATGTCCGGTGATTTTGAAACCGCTGTACGATTTGCCGACGAATTGGGCATTGTGAAAGGGCGGCAGGCCGAAATGATGAAGGGCATGGATGAGATCAAAAAATCGGTTTCCGATTTAGACGCGAGGCTGACCGCGCAGATTAAAGAGGGAAACGAGAAATCCGCGCATCAGCTTGAAGAACATTCCAAGCGCTCAGCAGAGAATTTTGATAACATCACGGCCAGCATTCAGGATTTGAAAGACGTGATCACGGGGCAGAAAGCTGGCGCGATTGTGTGGCGGCAAGTGCGCGGCGGCGTGTGGGCCGTGGTGGTGCTGGCTTGCACCGGATTCGCATCGGTCTTCACCGGGGCGTGGAGTTGGTTTCAACATTTTTTCAATTGAAGGATTTTTGACATGAGCGAAGCAATGACGATGACCACCGATCCGGTAGCGGCGCCGACTTTTTTCGACAAGGTGAAGGCGGCGGTTTTGAAACTCGAAACCGAGGCGCTGGCCGAGGTTCATGCCGGCGAAGTGGCGGCACTGGCGGCGGAACACGCGCTGATCACCGACGCGGAGACCCTGTTCGCGCGCATTAAAGCGAAGATGTGATGTCCGGTACGACCGAAATAGCCCCGGCCAAAAAGCCGGGGTTTTTTTTGGCGTTGACGCTGGGGCCGGACGGCGAGCCGGATGAGGCGGCTTGCGCGTTTATCGGCGCGCATCTGCTGCTTTGGGCCGGGGTGATGTTCAACACCGTGATGGCCAAGAACTTTCCGATTTTGGATTTCGCCACCGCCGAGGGTGGGCTGGTGAGCATTTACACCGCTTTTGTGACGGCCAGGAGCCGTTGGAGATAGCTATGCTGAAAACATTGATGCGGTTTGTCCCCGGCTTGGGGCCGGTGATGACCTTTGGGCCGTGGGTGTTGGTTGCGCTCATGCTGAGCTGGGGGCTGTGGGAGAGCCGCGCGGTGGCGACCGCCAAGCTAAGCGTGGCGACGTGCCAGACGGAAGCCGCAACCGAGGCCGAAGCGGAAAGTGCGGCGGCGGCGGCCCAGGTGGCCAAGGCCCAGGCGGCGGCGAATGCCGCGACGGCGCAACTGATGGCAAGCCGGGCCGATGCCGCGAAAGTGCAAGCGGCAGCGCAAAGCGCGCTGGCGGCGTCCTTGAACCAGATTGATGCTGACGCCGCGAAGCCTGGTGAGGATGGTCCGATTCCCGCCGTGTTGGCGGGAGAATTCCAATGAGGCGGTTTGTCTGGCTTTTGTGTTTGCTAATCGCGGGGTGCGCCACTGCGCCCTCACCGTTGATTGTGACCAAGACGGTGTACCAGCCGTTTGTCTGGCCAGCATACCTCAAAACCTGTCAGGCCGATCCCGCGCCGCTGGACGTGCCGCACATCGCGGCGGCCGATCCACACGCCGGGTCCGAGGTCGCCAAATATATCCTGAATCTGCGCGACAATGATGCGGCGGCGCGCGGCGCGGCGGATGATTGCCGCAACACCCTGGCAGCCGCTTTGGCCGCCGACATGATGGAGACAACACCGTGACGCAGTTTACGTTTATCCGCGAAGAGGGCGTGGTTCTGTTCAACGCGGCGGTTGTGGCCACGGGGGCTTATTCCGGGCACGGCGAAGGGGTGAACAACCCGGCGATGGAATCCGTCCCGAATGTGGGGCCGATTCCGGCCGGGGTTTACTCCATCGGGCCGGCAAAAGACCCGGTGGACCAGCTCGGGCCGATTGCGCTGCCGCTGACGCCGATCGGCGGGCAGGAGATGTTTGGGCGCAGCGCGTTCTTCATCCACGGCGATAATGCGGCGATGGACCACACGGCGAGCGATGGCTGCATCATTCTGCCGCGGTCGGCGCGGGAATACATCGCGGCGTCCGACTGCAAGGTGCTGGTGGTGTCGTGATCGGCAATTTCGCCGCCTGTGACGCCTTTACAGCGCCGGCCGAGGGCGGGCTTTCGATGGACCCATCGGATGCTGGCAACTGGAGCGGCGGGGCTGTGGGGGCCGGGACGCTGGTGGGAACCAAATACGGCATCGCGGCGGCCAGCCATCCGGGTGTTGATATTGCCGCGTTGACGCCGGAAGCAGCGGCGGCGATCCGGCAGGCGGGGTATTGGGTGCCGAACCGGTGCGATGACCTGGCGGCGGGCGTGGACCTCATGGTTTACGACGAGGATGTGAACACCGGGGACGGAAGGTCCGCCAAGATTTTGCAGGGGTGTGTGGGGGCTGTGCAGGACGGCGTGATCGGCTCGGCCACGTTGGCGGCGGCGAACGCGATGCAGCCAATGGCGCTGATCAACGCCCTGGCGGCGGCGCAGGCGGCTTTCTACAAGGGCTGTGCGGGTTTTGCCGAGGATGGTGCCGGGTGGTTGGCCAGGCTAACGGCGCGGCAAGGGCTGGCGCTCGAAATGGCTGGTGAGTGATGCGTTTCGCGTCCGGTGTGCATGAGGCGGTGGCGGCGGGTGCGCCGGCGGTGATGGACTCGTTTCACATTGTCCTGCTGATCGGGCTTGCATTTGTGATGGTGATGCTGCTGCCTGACGTTTGAAATCTCAGAAAGATGCGATTTGACCGGCTCTGGGGGAAACCTCGGGGCCGGTTTTTGCGTTTGTTCCGGGTCTATATCGCACCGCGCACCCGGCGGAGAAAATAACGATCAATCCACGGTCGCAGGCAAATTCCCATACCGACGCCGATAAGGATTCCGGGTAAGTAATTTACGCCATTGCTTTTGAGTCCGGCGCCAATGATCATGAACAACATAGATATAAGAAATTGAACGCTGCTCCTAAATTGAGCGGTTACCATTTGTTGCGCTATGAAAGGTGCTGGGATTATTCCTGGTGCCATCACAGGCGGAAGATAAAATGCGGCTTGCTGGATCGGCACATGTGCCGGTGAAGGCACGACTTGGGGTGCTGGCGCCTCATTGGAGGGAGGCGTCTCGGGCGACGTCAGTCCAATTTCCTCTTTAGGGGCGCTAGGGCAATATATTCCTATAGGTTGTAATCTGTCGAAAGAGAAGATTTTCCCGCTCTTAACAATCTAGTACGTTAAGTGCATAACGCGGTATCTCTGGTTCAGGTCCCTGTTGCGCGGTCGGGCCTTTCGCCGCCACATGCGCCCGGCAATCCTGCCCGGCCTGCCACAGCGCCACGATATACCGCGCCACCACCGCCTGGCTGCTCATTTCTTTTCGACCTTTCTCAGTGGTAGCAGGCCCGCAGGCCCAAAAATCCGATACCCATGCGGCAGCCCCATACAAACCCTTCACCGCCGCAATTCGGGCGAGTCTTGACCCAATGCCCGGCCATTTTCAGCGGAAAAGGAGAACATGCCGGGAACACCGGGTACGGATTTGTCACAGGGTACGGGCGGTTTTCGGCGTTTGTTCGCGTCCTGTTCTGTACCGCAATAGTCCGGCGGCACCCGTTAATTTTCGATAAACCCTTTGGAATGCTTGGTTTTTTCTGGAGCGGGCGAAGGGATTCGAACCCTCGACCCCGACCTTGGCAAGGTCGGGGCGAATTGCAAAAGATATTGGCTGGGTCAGCGTTTTTCGTCATTCGTTATTTCCGGACACGGATTTGACCGTTCCCCGTTTGTTCGGTCATGCCTGCCTCCTGACCTCGGCGGTGGCGCCGGCCCACCACGCCAAGATATCATCTCGGTAGGCGTCCGGCATCATGTGCGCGTAGTTTTCGACCATCGACAGCGATGACCAACCGCCTTCCTGTTTCAGCTTGAAAGGGTTCTGGTGAACGCAGGCGTACCAGCTCGCCCAGGTGTGGCGCATGTCGTGGGGGGTGAGGTCTGGAACCCATTGGCGCTTTTCCGTCTTGGCGCCTTTGGGCACCCACGCGCGCCATTTGCCTGGCAAGCCCGCATTGCGGCAAGCGGTGGCCCAGCCGGTTTTGATCTGGCCGCCGCCCTGGTCGCCGGTTGGGCGGTACGGCTCGCCCAGCTTTACGATCACGCCATGGTGATTTATCCGTGGCGCCGAGCGGAAAACGTGACCCTGCCGCTGACCGATGAACGGAATCGTGGTCAGTGCCGCGATCACCCGGGGCGGCAGTTCCACACGGCGCTCATTCCCCTGTTTCTGCCAGACGCGCGCACGGCAACCGCGAAGGTCCACATTTGACCATTCCAGTTCGATTGCCTCGGACATGCGGCACCCAGTACCGATCAGGAAGGTGAGCAGCGGGCGCAGATGCGGGGATGCGGCGGCGATCAGCGCGTCAGCCTGCGCCGGCAGGAGGAAATTCGTGACGGTCTTCGGGATGCGGCGCTTTTTGAATGACGGCCTGGCGCACCACCCGAGGGTTGCGCCATGCTCCAAGATCGCCCGCAGCGGCACGATGACGGCGCGCACCTTGGTGGCCGTGGCGGCGTTTGTGCCGTCCCGCAGAATGGCTTTGAACGCCCGCTCCAAGCTGTCTTCGCCGATTTTGCCCAGCGCGGTATCGCCGAAATGCACCAGCAGCTTGCGGACCTTCTCGGCGGTGCTGGCGGTGCGCGGCTCGTCTTTCAGGTAACTAGCCGCAGCGTCGGCGAAAGTTCTAGTGGCGGATTTGCCGTGGACGTGCTCCCGCGAGATTTCTTGCGCCCGCTTGATGAGGATTTGTTCCGCGACATCCGGGTCGCCAGTTCCAGTGCTTTCGTAGTACGATTTCTTAAAGAGGGTTCCGCGGATGTAGAGGTTTGGCTTTCCGGGCACGTTGACGATTTTGAGGGACATGTGAGGGAGTCTTTCAGTGTTTCGAGGTCGCCGGGGAAGAAGATAATTTTGTTTCCGATCCGCCGATGGGTGGGTTTTCCGTGATGCAACGGGTTTTCTCGCAAGTGGTCAAGCAGGAATGTCCGGCCGCAGATGCCGCGCATGGCTTCGAGGACTTGCGGGAGGGTGTAGTGAGTGAAATCCGGCGCGGTCATTCCGGCATCAACTCCGTGGCGATTTTTTGCAGCGCCATCACCCTGTCGTTTATCCGGTCTATCAATTCGTCAGTGACAATCTGGCCAGTGAATTCCGAGAGGGATTCGGTGACGGCATCCGCGAAGGCTTGCACGTCCGGGTCCAAGTATTCCGCACGGGCGCCGAAGCTGCGTTGCGCGTTGAAAGGTTGCCCGGATTGCGCCCAAAGTTTGGCTGTCATCCCACCCTCCCGTGATTGATCAGCCGCCACATGCCTTCGACGTTGAGGATTTCGGGGATGAGATCGACAGCCGGCGCCGGTGCGGGCTGCAAAAATTGGGACCAGACATTCACGTGCTGGCCGTCCCATGTGACGATTTTCACGGTGTCGCCATCCACCGATTCCACCACCGGACAGAGCATCACGCGGTCGCCGGGCTTGAAAGTGTGTGTCATCCTGCGTCCAATACTTTTGAGCGTTGGTCAAGCCGGCGAAGATAGTCTTCCCATTCATAAACCGGAATTCGGGCGGCGCCGAACTCCCCGCGGCTTTTGGCTTTGACGACGATTTCAGCCAGCAAATCGGTAAACTGGTCTAGCGCCTCCGCCAGAAGTTTTTGAAACGGTTCATCGCGCGGGAATTCTTCTTTCACTGGCGGCATTTCGGGGTGCCACGCGTACATCACCACCGCATCCAGCTCGCCCACGTATATTTGCCCCTGCCGTTGCACGTGATATTTTGTCTCAAAACCATCCACCAGATAGCCCATGAGGGTATGCGGCGCCGGGCATTTGATTTCCAAGCCCTTGTTTTGGCCGACGATCAGCATATCCGGCGAAGCGCCGCAGCGTCCGTCATCCGATGTAATAAAGCCCACTTTCCGGAGCTTCACTTCCTCGATGAACTCGAAAGCCTGCACGGCTTGCGGTTCCAATTCCTTGCCCCGCTCAATCCATTCCAAGCCTTCCAGGGCATCAAGCGGACGGTTCAGAAGCTTCTCCGTCGCCAACTTTAGGGCATAGGCGCGGCTGGTGGAGGATTTCGAGAATTTCCCGCCAGGCGTGACAATCCGGTCGAACTCGCTTGCCGTGGGGATGCCTAAGCGCAGGGTCAACCATTCGACGGTGTTTTGTTCAACTTCATGAATGATCATTGGCCGCCAGCCTTTCGCAGCTTGGCGCGAAGCATGTTCACCGCCGCAGCGTAAGACTTGGTTTCCATTTCATCCACGGCGGCGATGCCAAAATGGCGCAGAAAGCCGGTCACGTCGGCCTTGCTGTCTTTCAGCAGGCCGATGATTTCTTCTTTTTGCACATCGGTGATGAAGCGAATGCCGGCGGCCATTCCATCATCATCCTGGCCCTCGGTAACGATGTTCAGCAGCGCGGTCACGGCATATCGTTTGCAATAGCTGAACGAACTGCCCATCCCCTGCACGTTGTTCTTGCCGCCGCCAGTGTCCAGCGCGGAAGCAAACGATGCGGTTTTTTTGTGGCCGGATCGGTGCAGAAGCGTTGCCGTGACCATGATGCCGCCGCCATCGCCTGGTCGGGGCGAGGAATCAAACATCAGCCCGAAGCCGTGTTTTTGCAGCAGGGGGCGAATCACAGTGTCGATATTGTCCCATGAGGCGAAATCGAACGCCTTTTTCTTGGGGCCGTCTGGATCATTTTTATTGACCGGGTAGGCAACGCTTCCGTCCTTTTTGATGCGCGGCAATTCGAGCTGCATGGCCAAGTAATCGCGGTTGAATTCGGCTTCTGCTTCCTTGGTCAACACACGCTCTTGAAGGTCCATCAGCGCGGAAAGTTTGGCTACGTCCACCGCCGGATTGTGAACGGCGGCGGCGATGATGTTCAGCAGTGTGGTGGTCTGCGCCGACGACGCCGAGACCATGCCGCCGGGTTCCGTTGTTGCGATCTCGTTCATCGCGCGCTCATCAGCGGTTGAAGGGTGATGGAGCGGCCTGTGCCAGCGATGGTTGCGAGGGCGGCACCATTGCCCGTAATCATTATCATATCGCCCTCGGCGCACAGGTCAGCGGCGTCTTGGAAATAGCCTGGCGCCATCGCATCCTTCGCAGAATCAACCCCCGTTTTATAATGCCAGAGCGTGAATCCGTTGGCGTAGGCCAGGACGGACAGGTTGCGAACCGTGAACGCCATTATGCCGCTTCCTTCTCAGTTGTCGGGCGGTTTTCGATCTCGGCGCGGGCCTGTTTCGCAATGCGTTTCAACGTGGCGATGTGCTGCCGTCCAGCCGGGCAAGCCGACGCTTTGGCAAGAGCGGCTTCGACCGCCCAACAAAAATCCTGCGCGGCAAAGGGGTCAATACGGTTCATGTCGGTTCTTTCGGTTGAAATTAAGCGGTGATTGAATTTTTGCCGTAAAGAGCCGCACAGCGCTGCATGTCAGCCAATGCGGCAGATTCCGAAGCACGAAAATCAGGTATCGGAATGCCAGGCCGGGACGCCGCGTAAATTAAAGCGCCGGCCATTTCAGATGATGTTGCCATTTCAAGCTTTTTACCGGCTTTGCCACACAGCGTAATGGCCCAACCCGCGCGACAATGCGAAGTGCCGCAATGCCAGCGTTTCATGTCCAAATGTTCGGCGTTCGGCCCAACAGCCGCGAGAATTTTTGCGTCGATATCTTGTAAAACAGGAATTTCGGCACCGTTTACTTTCAGTCCGGCGGGCAGCGGGTGGGTGTAGCCGCGCACGTCGAGGGAGCCGCCGATGCTGGTCAGTCCGGCGGGCAGCGGGTGTGTGTAACCTTCCACGCAGAGGGAGCCGCCGATGCTGGTCAGTCCGGCGGGCAGCGGGTGGGTGTAACCTTCCACGTCGAGGGAGCCGCCGATGCTGGTCAGTCCGGCGGGCAGCGGGTGTGTGTAACCTTCCACGCAGAGGGAGCCGCCGATGCTGGTCAGTCCGGCGGGCAGCGGGTGGGTGTAACCTTCCACGTAGAGGGAGCCGCCGATGCTGGTCAGTCCGGCCGGCAGCGGGTGATTATGTCTGACAAGAGATATAATTTCGTCGTGATCCAACGTTTTCGGCATTTCAAACTCCTGTAAAAAATTAAGAATGAGGCGGCAGCGTGTTGAGGATGACCGCGGCGGCGCCCATGATGCGGCCTAGCCAACCGGACAGCAGCGCCGCGAGCAAAACAGCGACCAGCAACAGAAACGCGCCAGTGCCCCAGCGATCAGCCGCGAGATCGTTCATGGCGGCCTGAACCGGAACCAAGTTCGCGGGCTTCCAGCGGTTTGGACGGCCGCACTCCCAGCAATCCACCTTGCGAGGACGGCCGGCGGAAACCCATGCCAGTTCCGAACACTCCGCGCCGACGCCGCAGGCGCACAAGTAGCCAAATTTCGCGGTGGTCATGCGGCGACTCCTTTTTGAAGGAAGCGGATTTTATCGGCGGATTCCGTTGACAAAACAAAACCGACGCCATGCACGTTTTTAATTTCGATGCCGAATAGCGATAGCTTTTTGCGAATTTTACAAGCCAGCACGTTCAAGATTTTTTGGTCGGGTTGATCCAAATCAAGTGGCCAAAGATTGGCGGCGATGGTTTCGCGCGTGGCGATTTGTGGAGAAGCGCGCAGCAATACGGCCAACATGGCATCCTCCTGGCGCGTCAGGTGAAATCCGAAAGCCTGGTCACTGGTTGGTGGGAGGCATTGAAGCCCGTTGTTGTCCGGCAGCAGGCAATTTTTCAGATATTCAAGCCCCTCGCGCAGTTCGGCAATTTGCTCGCCCATCGCCGCGATCTGGCCGTAAAGGCGCCGATATTGCTCTTGCGGGGTCATTCGTAAGCCCTCGCATCTCGGCGGTCATCGGCGCGGCTGGCTTTCTCGTCAATTTCCCATTCGTGGAAAAATTCGTTGACCGTTTCCGCCACTGACCAATCCGCGGGCAGCATATCGTCCAGGGCTTCGGCCAAGATGGTGGGCAGAAAATCCGTATCAAAATAAGGGGTGTCCAGCGCGAGCAGCTTGGCTTTGGCATCAGCAAGGATGTGCCTTGCTTGTTCGTAAATCGCGATATCGGTGTCTGGATCGGGGGCTTTCATACCCCAATCGTTAAATCGGCTAAGGCTTTAGGTCAAGAAAAATCTTAGCCGATTTAAGAATTTTTTTTGTTGTTATTGGCCAATCCGCGCATGATCTGGGTGACTGTGGCCAGGTTTTCTTCCGGAATCTCACGTAACAGCAGGAGGTGTTCACGTTCCAGTTCGGTCTGGGCGCGGGCACCCTCTGTTGCATTGTCGCCATTCATCAACCAGTTGGTTGATGTGTCCAAAACTTCCGCAACCTTTTGTAAAGTCTTGAATTTTGGCATGGCTCTCCCTGTCTCCCACTGCGCGCAGGCATTTTCGGAAGCTCCGACGCTAAGAGAAACGTAAGATTGTGTAAAGCCTTTTTGCAACCTTAAAGATTTAAGTCTTCCGCCGACCTCAACATTCTTGAGAACGTCGTCCGGGGAGCGTGGGGTTTTTGAGGATTTGCTTGCCATAGAATTAGCATAGTTAAGTTTTCGATTACTAGAAATAACCTTTTCGTTATAAACAATTTTGCTTGCGCGGTGAATCTTAAATCGGCTAAGACTGGTGTATGGATGAGATTGCATTTCAAAAGCTGATGCGCGTGCGCAATTTACAGCGCGATATTGCCCGGCGGTGCGGGATTTCCTCCTCGGCGGTCTGTCAATGGACACGGGTGCCCCGCAAACGGCTGATTGAGGTCTCGGAAGTGGTTGGACTGCCGCCAGAACAGCTTCGGCCCGATCTTTACCCCGGTGCGGCGCCATCAGAGGCGGCGGAATGAAATACACATTGGCCACCATTGCGATGATCGGGCTGGCCTTTGCGGGCTTGGCGATCGGCGTCGGGCTGGTCTGCCAATGACCTCTCTGGCCCGGCATCTGGCGCGCGTGTCCGGGGCAGTAGGCGAGCGCGCCGCATGTGACGGACGTTTCCTCCCCAACTTGGCCCTCGGCTTCGTGCCGGGGGCCTTTTTTGCGGGGGCGTCATGTTCACGGTGAGCGATATTTTGTTGGCCGGCGGCCTCGCTGCGATCACCGGGTTTCTGGTGGGCGTGGGGTTTTGCTGCATCGTCGGGGTCATGCGCGGATGAGCAGGCGGCGGTTTCACACACATTACGCGGCGAACGCCGAGGCTCTCGGTTTGGCGGCTGATCACCCGGCGGTGATCGAAGGCCGTTCCATTTTTCCGTCGCGCGTGGTCGATCTGAATGAATCGCCGCGGTTGCTGGTGAGCGGCGTGAACCAGCGCAAGCTGGGAAGCCACGTGACCAAGGGACGCTGGCGGGATATGCCGATTTTTGCCTTGACGCTGGAGGAGCGGGCGACGTGTCCCCGCTCCTGCCACCACTGGCGCGACTGCTATGGCAATAATTCGCACATGTCGCGCCGGCACAAGCATGGCGCTGACTTGGAAATCCGGCTGGCGTTTGAATTGGCGCAGAAACAGCGGGAATTTCCTACTGGGTTTGTGGTGCGGTTGCACCAGCTCGGGGATTTTTATGACGAAGCCTATGCGATGCTCTGGCATCGATGGGTGCGACTGTTTCCGGCGCTTCGGATCTTCGGGTACACCGCCAGGTCGCCCGTTTCGGTGATCGGGGCGGTTGTTGGCGCGCTGAATGTTGATTTTCCGGATCGCGCGTGGATGCGGTTTTCCGTGTTGGAACCGGTGCGGAACGTGATGTGCGCGGTGACAATCGCCACGGCGGAAACGCCGGTGGACGGGATTGTCTGCCCGGCACAGACCGGCAAAACCGCTTGCTGCGCGACATGCGCGCTTTGCTGGACGACGGAAAAGACAATCGCATTTTTGCAGCATGGCGGATTTAGCGGCGGGCGGCGCAGCGCAGACGAGCGCGACCCGGATGTGGATTTTGATGAGGGCGAGGAAGACGATGGGGCGCCCGTCTGGCGGCCTGCGCGCGTTGCTGGCACCGCCCAGCGCGTGGCGGCGACCGAAGCGCCGTCCGCGCCTGTGGAGGTCCCCAGCCAGTCTGAGGCGGTTTCTGATGATACGCCCCAAGCGCTTCGCGAGATTGAGTTGCGCGCTTGGTTGCGGCGTGTCGTGGGTGCCGAGGCGGATGTGATGTCTTCCAAAGCGGCGCTGGCGGTTGCCAACCTCCATCGCACCAAGAATTTGCGCCCCCCGTTTCGGTTGATACCCGGCCGGCGGCAATATGCGGAGACGATTTTCGCATGAAACGAACCGATGCGCGCCAAACGCCCGAGGATTCCGTGCGGCCGTTCCGGCTGGCCGCCGCGCGATGTTCTGTCTGCGCTGGCGAAAACGTGATGATTCTGGCATCCGGTCGCAACGAAAACGGCGCGATTGAGCGGTTTTATTGCGGGTTTGCTTGCGCGTCCGCCGAGGGTTGGCCCTGGATGACCTCGGAATGGCACCGGCGTGACGGGTCTCATGGGCAGCGGGATTTGTTCGCGGTGCCGGTGCCATGAGCCAGCGCGCACCATTCCAGATGCCTCGCACACCGCACCCGGCGCCGATGAGCATCCGCGCGCAGGATTCCGGTTTTGACAGTTTTTTTGAAGGTCTGCGCGTGACCGACAACCCTTACCCGCTTGGAAATTTGTTTGAGGCTTGGCGCACCGGCTGGTGGCTTGGTCACAAATACCAGATTGGGATTCCGCGCGGGAAATCCGCGAAAACGCCGGCATAACGAAAGGACTAATAATGGCAAATCTTAGTGATAAAGCCGCGAACGTCACGAATAAGACGATAGCGGATTTCTACCGTGAAAGCCTTCCGGTTCATCGCGAATTAAAGGCCGCGCAGGAACTCGTTTCCAGCGTTAACGGTCGGCTTCGCAATATTTATAAACGCGCCAAGGAATCCGGCGTTTCGGAAAAAGCCATCGCCAGGCTGTTGAAAGAGCGGCTGCTCGATCCGGAAGAAGTGACGAAAGACCTGCATGACTACATCCGGGCGCGGGCGATCATTTCGCCGATGCCGCAGGAACAAGTGGACATGTTCGCCGAGCTGCTGTCTTCGTCAGTGGAAGCCGAAACCGCCGAATTAATCGCTCTGGATAAGGTTTACGATGACGGGTATTTGGCCGGGTCCGAAGGCGGCAACCGCGACCGGAATCCCCATGCGCCAGGCAGTGAGCAATATGACGCTTGGGATCGTGCTTGGATCAAGGGCCAGGAGAAGATTGTCGCGAGCCTGACGCCGAAAAAACGAGGCCGGCCGCCGAAGCCCAAGGAGGGTAAGCTCGACCCGCAGGCTGAGGTTGTTGAAAAGGCGGAGGCCGCTGAGTGATGCCATCGGGTAACGGCATCATCGCCCTAGACCTCAGCCTGACAACAGGCTGGGCATATGGCTGCTTTGGCGAGCGACCTGTTTGGGGCAACTGGCGGCTGGGCCGCATGGAGAGCAGCGGCGAGGCGCTGGCGGTGTTGGAGGATTATGTTCACGAAGCGATCCTAAAATACCAGCCCCGCCTTCTCGCCTACGAAGCACCGATTCCGGCAAAACATAACCCTTCAAGTTCGGCGGTGATTGAGTTGCTGATCCAACTCGCGGGCATCGCCAAACTGATTTCGGTGCGTCATCGGATTCCGTATTTCCATCAGAATGTTGGAGAAGCGCGCAAGCGTGTTCTTGGCACGGCGCCGAGGGGAAAATCCGACGAGGTCAAGCCGGTGATTATTGACTGGGCGAAAGGGCGCGGTTGGAACCCGGTGCAGGATGATGAAGCGGATGCGTTGCTGCTTTTGTCGTATGCCACGGTGGTGAAAGACAAGACCGGAAAGGCGCATTTCATGCGGCATGGTGACGTGATTTGAAAAAAACCGACACGTGGATGCAGCTTTATATTGGTGATTACCTTGCCGATACGATGCGGCTGACCACGCTGCAACATGGCGCGTATTTGCTGCTGCTGATGGAATACTGGCGCCAGGGACCTCTACCAGATGACGACGGCCAGTTGGCGGCCATCGCAAAGATGGACGTCAAGGCATGGAAAAAGGATGCAGCGGGGCCCGTTCGGCGGTTCTTCACTGTCGAAGCGGACGGGTTGCTGCACCAAAAACGGGCCGACATTGAACGGGAAAAAGCCGCCGTGATTTCACTCGCCAGGTCACGCACCGGAAAAACCGGGGCCGAAAATAGATGGCAAAAGGAACCGAAAACCGATGACAAACCGAGGGCAAATGCCATGGCAAATGCCATGGCAAACGCTATGGCAAACGACCCGCAAAACGCATGGCAAAACGATGCACCTTCACCTTCACCTTCACAAAGAAAGAAAGAAAGAAGAAGTGAACCCCCTGTTATCCCCCCTTCGACCGCCGACGCCGATCCTGGCGGATCGGCCAAACGACCCAAGCGCATCGCGGCCAGGATACCCGATGGCTGGATTCCGTCGCTGGATGATCGGCTTTTCGCGGTCAATCTCGGGCTGGACCCCGATGCGGTGGCGGCAAATTTTCGGGATTACTGGATCGGGACGGGCAAACCGATGGCGGATTGGTCCGCGACTTGGCGCAACTGGTGCCGCCGTCAGGCGAGGGATTCGCCGGTGAACGGGCGAGGTCCGCCGCCAAAGCCAACTTCGGGATGGGCGGAACAAGCCCGCCAAAAAGCTGAACTTTTCGGAGATATTTGACCATGCGCGCCGCACTGACAGAGCACAAAGCCCATTCGATCCAGCCGCTTTCCACGCTGCCGCCATCGCTGGAAGCCGCGGTGCAGGGGTTCGCGGAACCGGTGCGTGACGGGCATTACGTCCGGCCGCCGGACCCATCGCCCGCCGTGGTCCAGATGGCCCGCGTCACCCTGATCGAGGCGTTTGGAAGCTGCGCGGCGGTGCGGCCCGACATTCTCCGGGCTTGGTTTGGCAGGCTGGTGGACGCCTTGCCGATTGGCGGTGCCAAGGATGACCCGAACCGCGTCAGGAACGCCCTGAGCGCGTTGGCGACCACATGCGGGGAGTTTCCAGCCGAGTGTTTCACCGCCGAAACGCTGAAAGTCACGCTTCAAAAATGCCGGTTTTTTCCGACAGGCGCCGAACTTTTTGAGATTTTGGACCCGATCAACCGGCGGGTGAAAGCACGGGCGACGGCGATCAAACAGATTGCGGATTTCGTGCCGAAACCCGATGAGTGGACCGGGCCAACCACCGACGACGAACGCGCGCAGATGGCGCAGAAAATGCGGGCGCTGGCGGAAAACATGGTGGCGACCGCCGCGGTTCGAGCACCAGAAACGCCCAAAGTCGAGCCGAAATATCTGACGAAACTGCAACTGGCGATTGGCGCGCATCCGGACGTTCTGGCGATCCGGCCGGACCTACGCAAAGCGCTGGCGGACCACGAAGCGAGCCAAGCAGCGCGGCGGTGATGATCACGCTGGAAAATCTTTCTCCCGCTTGGTGGACGGTGGTGGCGATCAAGGTTTTTGACGCCGGCCACCGGGATTTGCAGTGGGACTGGCTGTGCAGCAACCGCGATGCCGGCGAGATCATCACCCGTGTGCGTGATGGCCGGCTGATCCAGTGCAACCGCAAGGTCGCGGACGGGCATTACGAATTGGTGGTGCGCGTCCCGAAAAACGCGCCGATTCTGGACCCACAGAAGGCCGCTGAGCGGGGTAAGCCTGTTTTTGGCATCGGCAGGACCACCACAAACTACGATGCCCTCCTGGAAGCCGCTCGTAAGCGGGAAAGGACTGAATGATGGCGACATTGGCGTTATGGCTGCTGCTGGCGTTCGGTGCCGGGGTAGGCGTTGGCGGCTTTGTGGCGGCCGGAGCAATGGCGAAGTTTTTGATGGTGATCCTGCGCCATTTCGACGGTGAGTCGTGGGATGACCCGGATGGCGGAATTGAAATATCCGGCCTCCCAAAAGCCGAGTTGCTGGAATTTCCGAAGCCGAAGCGAGGCGGAAAATGAAGCCGCTTGCGGTTGAATTATTCTGTGGTTTGTTTGGCTGGTCAGAGGGTTTGATCGCGGAAGGGTATGAGGTTATCGGGTTTGATATTGAGGACATGCACCAATCAATCGGGCTGACGCGGCAACCGGAAAAACGCCTCGTCATTCAAGATGTTCTTACCCTACACGGCTCGCAATTCCGTGACGCCGCGCTGATCGTTGCATCGCCGCCATGCCAGTTTTTCAGCTACACCGCGATGCCATGGTCCCGCGCGAAGGCGCTTGCTGCTGAGGTCCGCGCCGATCCTGCGCGGCTGGCGAAAGAATTGGCGCTGTTCAACGCCTGCTTTCGCATCCAGAGCGAGGCTTGCGAGGCGGCTGGACGCCATATTCCCATGATTGTGGAAAATGTGCGGGGGGCGATTCCGTGGGTGGGAAGATCGCGTTATAATTTTGGTTCGTTCCACTTGTGGGCGGATGTTCCCGCGCTGATGCCGCCGATTGCACCGCGCACATTGCAGAAAGTGCCGGGATTTCGCTTTGACGGCTCTGGAAAGACTTTCCAGAGCGCGGCCGTGGCATCGGAAGGGTTCAAAACCGCCGTCATGAATTGGTCCAACCGCGAGTTGCACGGCCAGGATTTTACGCGGATTGCTGGCCAGCAGGCGTTGAAAAACCCGAATCACGTCAACCGGCGCGATACCCGGCATCTGACCAATACGGTTGAACATGCGGAAGCCAGAAAGCATCACGGCGATTGGTTTCTTGATCCGACATGCCCATCGCGGCAGGGTGGCCAAGTCAAGGTAGCGGATGGGCGCAAAGGTGCGGGTGCGGGTGCGAAATGGTTTGACGGCAACCTTTGTGTCAAGTCCTCAAATTCACCAGCGCGGAAAGCCGCTAGCGCCATGATCGCGAAAATTCCACTGGCTTTATCCACCCATATTGCGCGGGTGTTTCATCCATGAGCGACGAATTCATCATCACGCCGGAATATGTGGTCAAATCCTTCGCCATGGCATTCGCGGTGCTGGTCCGGTTGCCAAATTCGCACCTGACGCCCGTGCTTTCCCAGATGCGGCAGGAAATTGTCTCGGACAAAATGGACTGGCCGGATGAAAAAACCCGCGTGAGGTCCGCAACGCCTGCGGCGGCGCACATCACGGCAATGGATGAAATTTTCCTCTGGCTGGGGTTTGTTCCAAATCGCGTGGAGCGCCGAATTATCCTCAAGCGTTCCGTCACCAAGGGCACCGGCCAACCGGCCAGAACATGGCGATCAATCGGCCGGGAGATGCACGTGGAGCACAAAACGGTGAAGGCTTGGCATAACCGTGGGATTGACCGGATTGTCATTGCGCTAAACCAGGGTCGAGGGAACTTCCTGCCGGACCCGAAATTTCCCCGCGCCTACGACATCACGGTTCTGGATGCGGCGGAGGTTGCCGAGGATTCTGGCCGTCGCGGTTTCTGACGCGCCAATCCGCCGGCGGGGGGTTGGCGGCGATGGTGCGAGCAATGAAGCGCAGCCACGCGACCAGCCCATCAGGCGGCTTCTTACCCGCGCCATCCCCGGTATATTCTGCCCAGCCGCGGGCAGTACGGTCATTGCACCCCATGCGCCTGGCCAGCTCGCGAATGGGCCAGCCGATTTCCCGGCACAGATTGCCGATTTCAGTCTCTTCCGCCACGGTTCACACTCCCTGCCAAAAATACGAAATAAAACGGCCGACCGAACAGCCGAAAGCCGCGGCGCCAATCAATCCGGTGCGCGACCTCATACCGCGCGCCGAGATGCAACCGAATGGCGTCACACTGCGCGGGTGAAAGGCTCGCGCGGATATCGGCCGGCAGGCGGGCCAACACGCTCACTTGCCCGCTTCCTTTTGCGCGTTGATCCAATCCATGAGCGTATCCTGGCGCGGCGCCTTGCGGCCCCGCACGTCCCGGTAAACCGCGAACAAATCAGGTTGAATTTTTGTTGGCGGGTTGCTCTCAGATGGTGCCAGGTCACCCGTGTAATCGCCATCCAGGGTGAAGGGCTGGGTCATTTGCGGACCTCCACGATCATGACGCCCAGATCCAGGAACGCGCCCTCATCGGCCTCGTTATAGACCTCCCAGCGGGTGTTTTCGCGCGGGTCGCGTTTGGGTTCCGGCTCATCCGCCGCCAGCGTCTCAATCCCGAAATGCTGCCGCGCGGCTGTCAACGCATGGTCGCGTGACACGCACACCATCGGCCTGGCTGCATCCGGCAGATAAAGATGAAACCGCGCCATGTTATTTCCCGAAATTGTCCATTTTAAGGCTTGACCGCTACATGCAGCACACCATCCATCTCCACCAAGCCAGACAACAGCGCGCCGTCATCCACCAGCGCCGCGCGGATGCGGTGCATCATAGACCAGACTGTAGGCCGGCGCATCTCAAGATCGCGCGCCGCCTGCATCGCGGAAAGCCCCTTTTTGGCGTGAAGCATAAGGGCAATCAGCAAAAACCACCGCTGCAAGTCGATGTGCGAATTGTGGAAAATCGTGCCGACAGTAGCCGAAAAGGACCTCTCGCATGACCAACATTGCAGACGATCAAACTGCGATTTTTCCGCTTTGCGCGCCACCGTATCCGCGCCACAGGCCGGGCAATGTATCCCATTCGGCCAGCGCACCTGCTCTAAATGAGAAATCGCCGCCTCCCTGTCCGGGAAGCGGCGATAAATCTCAACTAAAGAGGTCATTTTGTCCTCCAAAATTCTTGCGCCAGATAATTTTCCCCGCGCCAAACGATAACCGCATCATGGGGCAAAACATCAAGGCGGTGCAGAACATCCTTAGACCGCACCTCTGCTATAATCAGAAAGCCCCACAAGTTAGAATCGCAGTTATGGAGGGCTTCTTCAATGCTTTTGCCCTCGGAGAGAGCGTTCATGGATGCTGTGGAGTATCCGACAAAACGCGGCGGCACATTTTTGGAACGATTAGGATGGTTTACCATTTATGCAACCTCCCATTCGTTCACTCGCGGAGTGGCTCCGGCTTTCAGCCAGTCAATCAGGGCGGAAGCATCGCGGACGGTGAGGCTACTGATGCTCTTAACGTCGCCGGAGAAATCCTGGTAGGCGGCGATGCCGCTGGTGAAACCGGCTTTCTTGGCGAGGAAGCTGATAAATCTGGTTTGCTTGTCGGAAGCGTACATTTCTTGTCTCCGCCCCTGAACCCCGAGGCGCGGGCTGAACCACACCGGCTCAGTGATTATGGATATAGAGGATCAAAAGATAAATGGCAAGCCTTAAAACGTACAAATCCGTTATTTCCTCCCCTGCAAAAACGCGGCCACCGCCGCCGCGCGTTCGGCCTCGGACGCAAACCCCTTGTGCCAGTCATGCACCTTGCACCCGGCCTGAAAAACTTTCGCGTAGAGCTGCACACCCTCCCGGCCTTTGCGGGTTTTGTAGGGCTTGCCGTACAAATACGCCACGCGCCCGGCCACGCCATCCACGCGCACCGAGCCCTCCGGTATTGCGCGGCGGCCTTCCGCCGATGCCATCGCTGCCGGCGAGGGTTCTGGAATCACAATGTCCTGCATGTCACATTCTCCATAAAATTCCGCCCGGCTTTCGCCGCTAAACGCCTCAATTTCGCGCTCCCAAAGGGCACATTGGTCATCCAGCGTGTAAACCGGCTCACCGCCAAGCTCGCGGTCAATCGCGTCAATCAGGTCCCCGATATCCGGCCTGTCCGCGCAGTCGCCGAAATACCCGGCTTCCCATGCCGCCAGCGCGGCATCATCCGGGCAAAGCCCGGAATCCACCCGCACCAGCTTGCGCCGAAATGGCCGGTCGCGGTGCCAGGCATCCGCCTGTATCGCGCGCAATTCGCCAGACCCTACGGTATCAAGCTGGCCACGAAATAGCCGAATCCCGCCCTGATCGGCCAGGAATTCGCAAAGGGATTGCATGGTGCTCATTGATCAATCCCCCGATCAATGCACGTTGCCGTCGCGGTGCAATTCGCCGCTACCGCATATTCATGCGCGAACAGGCCGAAGGCCGCCAAAAAAGCCAAGGCAAAAATGAGGATAAAAACTCGCATCTGGAACACTCCACGATATGGCCGGATAAGTCCGCGCCGTTGTGATGATAGACCGCATTATGCGGAGTAGTCAAGCCATTATTTTAGGATTTCGGCACATTCCAACAATTCGACCAGTTTGCGCGCCCATTCAGCGGCATACCGATCTTTGCCGCATTGCTTGTAGGCGATGGCTTTAGCCAAAGCGGTATTCACCGCCGAACGATCAACCGCCATCACGAAACCCTCCACAGTATCGCCTCAGTCGCCCCAGCGCGCTTGCAAACGGTTTTCGCCGCCTTTTCCGCCACTGTTGCCAGCAATTCGCCAACCGGCACCACCGTCCGCACATATTCCACGCCCGAACGCTCAGTCCCAGAAACCGTGAACTGGAACGTGCAGCGGAACCCGTGCAGCTTGTTCGTGGCCACAATAAATTCCGGGTGATATCTCAAAACACTCATCTGGATCATCTCCACAACTGCCAGGCCCAATCGCCTCGGCATATCCAACACATATCCGCAAAATGCGGCGTAATGCAACCAAAAAACGCACAATCCCGAAAATAATCGCAACCCATTGAAAAACCACACGAAAAAAAAGCGCTTGACATCCCTCCCCAGCGGCGCGGTAGAAAAACGACAGAATCGGCGGCTCACGTGCGCTGCCGTTTCCAATTTCCTCTCAATTCCGGCTCACCCATCAACCAGTGTTCTCTGGTAGATGATGACTGTGCCCTCACTACGTCTATCAACTCCCCTTTGCTCCATCCATGAGCGCGCCGGGGTTATCAACACGGATTTTGCAATGAGTTTGGCAGTCAAAAACCAGCGAATTGCCCTCACCCCCGAATTGGCTGAACGGTATCTGAATCACGTGCGATCCGGTCTCATGGACACAGAGATCGAACGTCTGCCGGGCATGCCAGCCAGGGAAACGGTGATCAGGTGGAGGTCTAATGATCCCGCGTTCGATCACAGGGTCGCGCTGGCCAGAAGGCAGCGGGCTGATGCACTGGCTGAAAAGTCGGTTTTGGTGTTCGATCAAGAGATGCCTGAGGGCATGGATGGGGCGCGGGTCAACGCTTGGGCGCAACTGGTGAAGGGCAAATCCGCCGCATTGCAGTGGCTGGCGGCGAAAGACAACCGCGAGCACTATGGCGACAACAAGACGCTGGAAGTGTCAGTTAAGCCGTTGGAAACATTGACTTTGGAGCAACTGATGGCGATTGCCGCGCAGGGTATGCCGGTGATCGAAGGCTGTGCGGAATCCGTGACCGACGCGGACGAAACGCCGGAATAACGCGCGAATTCAATGGGTTGCGGATATGACGCACCACCTTGATAAGGTCGGGGTCTAGCCATTACCCGTCGACAGGTGGGCGACGACCGCCCCCCCCCACTTAGTTTTTCCGGCACTGCTGCCCTCCGCAAGCCCTTCCAAAAATTTTTACATAGAATTGGGAATTTGAGTTTTGGGTTTTGAGTACAGTCCACAGGAGGCGGCGGCTCGAGCGGCTTTGATGTTGCGTTGCCGGCAGAGTTTATTGGCTTATTCGACTGAGATTTTGCGTTGTGATGGGCGGGGGTATGTTCCTGCGGCTCATCACCGGCTTTTGATTAAGAAGTTGATGGCTGTTGAGTGTGGGAAGGTTCGTCGGCTGATTGTTGAGTTGCCTCCTGGATCGGCGAAATCGACTTATGCGAGTCAGTTTTTTCCTGGCTGGTACATGGCTCGAAATCGGTCGAAAAACTTGGTTTTGGCGAGTTATGGTTCGGAGTTGGCGGAGGAGCATAGTTACCGTGCGCAGCGTGTTGTTGAAGAACATGGCGGTCTGCTTGGGATTGGTTTGGCGACGCAGGCGGTATCTGCATGGCGGACGACTTTGGGCAACACGCTTTATGCGGTTGGGACGGGGACGGGGATTACCGGGAAGCGTGCTGGGGGTGTGATTATTGATGACCCTGTGAAGGGTGCGAAGGAGGCGAACTCGCCTGGCATTCGGGAGGATGTTTGGCGTTGGTGGGTATCGGACATTTATACGCGGCTTGATCCTGGGTCGTGGGTTATCATTATGATGACGCGGTGGCATCAGGATGATTTGGTTGGGCGTGTGCGGGAGGCGGACCCTGACGGTTGGGATGTTGTGACGATTCCTGCGGAGGCGGGTGAGAACGACATTTTGGGTCGTTCGCCGGGAGAGTTTTTGTGGTCTGGCGACCCGCATTATAACTATGCCGGTGACAAGCTGCGTTTGGCCAAGGAGCATTACCGAACGTCTGGCGCGATGCGGGAGTGGGAGGCGCTGTTTCAGCAGAACCCGTTGCCTGGCGAAGGAGCGCTATTCAAGGCGGAACACATTGCGGTTTTGCCGGCGGCGCCGGCGGGTGGGCGTTCGGTTCGAGCGTGGGATTTGGCGGCGACTTTTGCTGGGGGCGGCCGAGACCCGGATTGGACGCGGGGTGTGCGCATGCGGGTGACGGCCGAGAAGCGGTATGTGGTTGAGGATGTGGTCAGCTTGCGTGGCGGGCCGGATGAGGTTGAGGATTTGATTTTGCGGACGGCGCGGGCGGATGGTGCTGGTGTGCCGGTGAGGTTGGCGCAGGACCCTGGGCAGGCCGGCAAGGTGCAGACGATGAGTTTGGTGCGCAAGCTGGCTGGGTATCGGGTGTTTGCGGTGCGGGAGACGGGTGACAAGGCAACGCGGGCGGGACCGTTTGCGAGCCAGGTGAACGTTGGGAATGTGGCGATGGTTGCGGGGGCTTGGAACCGCGAATATCGCGAGGAATTGGGTGCGTTTCCGTCGGGGAAGCATGACGACATGGTGGATGCGAGTTCGGGGGCGTTCGCGGCGTTGCTAGGGCCTGGCGAGCCGCCCCGACGGCTGCATTTACCGTTTATGGGGCGCTGATGTTCAAGGTTTTGAAGGATTTGCTGCCCCGGCCGGTTGGATATGACGATTGCGCGCGAATTCACGAGTTGATGGCGCGTCGGGCGGTGCTGGACGGGTCGATTTATGACGCGCTGCTGTACCAATTTGATGATGAGCGGAACGGGGCCGGCGAATATGTGAAGCTGCGGCAGCGGGCGCCGTGCATTCGGTATAATTTGAGCCGGGTGGTGGTGATGGACGCTGCGGCGTTGCTGTTTGGGGAGGGGATGTTCCCGATTGTGCAGCACCC